AGAATTAGATCTACAACAACTTTACGACCTTACTGACGAACAACTTTATTGGAGAAAGTTAAAGCTTTCTAAATTGGGAGATAAGTCTAAGTTCATTAGAGAATTCCCAGCATCTATCGAGGATGCATACAGCATCGCGGGCAACACTTATCTGTCTCGTGAAGACTTTGAGGAGATACAAATTGTTCAAGTCGAACCTAGAGAAACTACTATTCTGGATGATGTTAATCCTGATGATAATTACGCTATTGGTGTCGATGTCGCTGCTGGTGTCGGGAGAGACTATTCAGTCATCTATGTCGTGTCCAAGAGAACACACCAACCAGTCCTTATCTACAGATCAAACGAAGTCAGTCCAGTCTATTTGGCTGAGAGAATCGTTGATTTTGCAACCACCTACAACAACGCGTTGGTTCTTACTGAATCAAATAATTTTGGAAACGTCGTCCTGAACGAACTTCATCACATCGGTTACAGAAAGATTTGGAAGAAAGACGGCAAGGACTGGATTACTACACTTAAATCCAAGACTGCTATGTTCGAGAACCTAAAAGATGAAATTGTTACTGGCTACATTCATCTACTAGACAACATAGTTTATTCAGAGCTTCGTGCTATTACCGTAAATGATAGAGGCAACATAGAACTTGCTAATCAAGATGGAGCACACAGCGATAATGCTGTTGCTCTTGCGCTTGCTTACATGTGCCTACAATCCATCAGAATAAAAGAGGTGCCCTATCTCCCCTATTGGATAAAAGAGAAGAACGCACGCAAGACTAGACAGACTGGTGGTGTAGCCATCGCCAGCAAAAGGAGATACAATTGATAGAATTAAATAAAACAATAGAAGGTGATTGCTTGGAAGTTATGAAAGAACTGCCTGATAGTTCTTTTGACTTAATAGTAACAAGCCCTCCTTACAACAAAGGCTATTGGTCTAGGAACAGAAACATTAAGAATAATCAATTTAACACGAAGAGCAGACGAATAGAATACGGGAAGTTTGACGACACTATGTTGCCTGCTGACTATGATAAGTGGCAACGGGAATGCCTAACAGAAATGATAAGGTTGTTAAAACCAACTGGTTCTATCTTTTACAATCATCAGGACATTCTACGAGATCACCAAACAAACTTTCCGCAGTTTGTTCTTGACTTTCCTGTAAAACAGATTATAGTCTGGGATAGAAAGAGCACACCAAAGATAGATAAGTCTTACTTCTTTCCTATTACAGAATGGATCTTCTGGATACAAAAGGATAAGGGGGCAAGAACTTACTTTGACCGCAAAGCAGCAGACTTACAAAAGAACATTTGGTCTATTAATCCAGACAGAAAAAACAAGCATCCAGCACCATTCCCAATAGATCTTCCCCTAAATGCTATTAAGGCTTGCTGCCCCCCTGATGGCGTAGTGTTAGATCCTTTTATGGGATCAGGAACAACAGCAAAGGCTGCGGAAATGCTTAACAGAAACTGGCTTGGAATAGATCTAAACATTTACTAATAGGAATAACATCAAATGATTGAACTGATTAATGGAAATTGTAAAGATGCATTATCACAGATTGAAGATAATAGCATTTCACTTATAGTCACATCGCCCCCATATGGAAAGCAGAGATCAAAAGATTATGGCGGTATTGATCCAAAGCATTATGTTGATTGGTGGCTAACTATGGAGCCAGAATTTAAAAGGATTCTAAAAGATGATGGAACTTTCATCTTAAACATAAAAGAGAATGTGATTTCTGGTCAGCGGAGCACATATGTAATGGAGCTTGTTATAGAAATGAAAAAACACGGATGGTTATGGACGGAAGAATGGTGTTGGCATAAAAAAAATAGTATGCCGGGAAAGTGGTCTAATCGCTTTAGAGATTCTTGGGAGAGGTGCCACCAATTCAATCTAAATAAGAAATTCCAAATGTTTCAGGATGATGTAAAGGTTCCTATTGGAGATTGGTCTAAAACAAGAATGAAAAAGCTCTCCGATAATGATAAAAAGAGAATGAATTCAAAAACTGGCTCTGGTTCAGGTAAAAACATGTCAAACTGGATAGGCAAGCAAACAGTTTATCCTAGCAACGTTTTGCACTTTGCTACACTATGCTCTAATGTTGGACATAGTGCAGCATATCCCGAAAGCCTTCCAGAATTCTTTATCAAACTTTTCACTAAAGAAGGAGACACAGTTTTAGATCCTTTTATGGGCTCTGGAACCACAGGAATTGTCTGCAAAAAGCTAAATAGAAATTTTGTTGGTATTGAGATTGATCAAAGGTATTTTGAATTATCAAAAGAAAGAATTGCTAGTGCTTGAAATCTTAACTTGACTTTTACTTATTCATTAGAGAGGAACTAATAACTATGGCTAGAACCACACAAGACATCAATAACTTTATCCAGATTTGTTATGGCGAACATAAAGAATTCTGGAGAGAGAAGGCAGGAGAACTTAAGCGTTACAAGGACGCTTATGAAACTAAATTTTGGGAAAGTGAAGCCTACGACAGCACGATGATTAGGATTGAGACTAGCGATGCTTTCGGCTACATAGAGGGCTTTATTGCCTCTCTATTCACTAAGACACCATCAGTTATTGTTGGTGACGACATCGCTGCTACTGGTGGCGATGCTAAACTAGCACAAGCAACTGCTAATCGATTCCTTTATACGCAGAGAGAGCAGTTAGAGATTGCTTCTCGTCTTGCTCTAATCTATGAATTCAGCGGATTAAAGCTATGTCCCCAAGATTCTAACGAGATGCTCGACAAGGTAAACATCGAAGCAATTCCCTGCTGGGAGATTATGGTCGATAGAGACGCTTCTGACGAAAAGACTTCTAGATTTATTGGACACAACTATTTTATTACATTACCAGAAGCCCGTAAAAAGTTTGGTAATAAGAAATTCACACCAGTTCCCAAGCAGGATTACTTTGATTCCTATAGTGATCGCAGCAACCTCTATGACGATTCACTTGCTAATCTACCAGATGATTATCTTTATGTTGAGATCGTAGAACTTTACGATCTCCTTTATGATGAGGTCTATTACTGGTCTCCTAACTATTCTGGTGGAGACAAGGTTCTTGATCGTGCTTCTATTCCTATTAGAACTTACAACGATAATCCTTTGCCCAACATTACAACACTTTATTACAGCCGTTGTCCTTCCAAGCCTATGGATGGTCTATCAGCACTTGCTAGGATTTACGACCAGATTTATGAGAAGAACATCCTACGCACTTATTGGGCTAATGCTGTTCGTAGAGATTCACGCCAATACCTTTACAAAGAAGGATCATTTGACGAAGAACAATTAGCAAAGATTACTGCGGGAATTGATGGTGCTATGATTGGTGTAGATGAAGATAGTCTTAATGGACTTATTCAGCAGGTTGGTGTTGAGCCTATTAGTTCTAACTTTGACCGCTACTTGGCTTACATCGAACAAGACATTAACAGAGGATCTATCCTTGCTCCTTTCAGTAGAGGCGAAGCCACGAAAGCAACCGCAACAGAGATTACAGCCCTAGCGCAGTATTCAGCATCTGAAATCGGTAAGATGGCGAGAGAAAAAGACCAAGCACTAGAACGCATTACTGAGATTTACATAAGGCTCCTAGACCTATTAGCGGACGATGGAGAGACTGCTGTGCTTGATGTTGAGGGAGAGGCTCGTGTTATTACACCTACAGACCTAGACGGCAAGTTCCGCATTAATGCTCTTGACCAAGGTTCCACACCACTATCAGACGCTATGCGTAAGCAGAACTTCTTGGCTCTGCTCCCAACACTACAGGGACTAGGTGTTCCCCCCGAGAAGATTAAAGAAGAATTAATCAGGATGTATGAGCTTCCCAAAGACTTTTTAGAAGCGATTGAGCAGGCTCCTGCCCCTGTTGCTAGTCCCTCTGCTGCTGACCAAGCGATGGTAGAAGGTGGTGTAACAGAACAGGTCACCTCTGCCGAAGAGACTGCTAGAATGTTAGGGAGCAAGCCCTGATGCCTCTATTTGATTACCGCTGTCCCCAAGACGGCTACAAAGAAGAAGTGCTAATGTCCTACGAAAGAACAAAGACCTGCGAGGTCATTTGTCCTGATTGCGGGAATGCTATGGTTAAGATGATGTCTATGCCCGCAAAGACTGCGACTGCTTGGAATGGAGGTTGGACAGAAGGAATGAGCCACACTTATTATTCACAGGCACTTGGACGCAAAGTTGCTAATAGACGAGAAGAAGAAAAGATTTTAAATGCTCAAGGATTTGTTGCTGAAACAGACCTAGGTGAAGGCTGGATAGAGAAGAAGCAAGCAGAAGTTAGAGAGAGATCAGCAGAACAAGATCGAAGAGCAGAAGTTTATCAGACCACTTTGGCTGAGACAGGTGATCAGAATAAGGCTATGGTTAAAGCCTTCCCAGCAAGCGATTGTTTGGACGGGACACTAGATTCCCTTTACGACCAAAAAATTACCATTTAAAAAGGAGATTTAAAATGGAAAAAGAAGTTGTTATGATTGGTGTAGGTTCCCGCCCAAAAGGCGATCCGATGGCAGAGGAACTAGGAATGGCGGAAGAAGCAGATGACCAGATGTTTGAGGCGATGGCTCCCAGAGGCGACTTTACTGCTCGTGGTCTTGGTCCTCTTGTTCGTGGGACTAACGGATTGCTGCCTCTCTTTGGACAATCAAGTGATTATCCTGAAGTTGAGGATACCGAAGTTCTTCCTACTGATTTCGTAAGAATCCTTGCTATGTTCCAGCAGGCTGTAGAAGAAGCAATAGAAGAGGATGTTGTTCGTGATGAGATGCGAATTGACCTAGATGATGTTCGTGACGACACAGCACTAATGACTATTGCTGGTAAATTAGAGATGCTCGCAAAGGATAAAGAATTTAAAAGATTTCTTCAGGAAGAAGTTGATGAAGAAGAGGAAGGCGAAATGGATAGAGATGCAGAGATGGAAACTATGTCGCCTGAAGAAGAAGATGAACTGCTAATGGGCAGAATGTAAGAGAAACCATTAATCAATAAAGGAGATAATAATGGACGCAACAGAAACTGGCGTAGAAGCCAACACCTCTGTTGGGGATGAGACTGCGGAAGCAGCACCTCAAGAGACTATCGAAGAAACAATTGAAGAGACAATTGAGAACTTTACACTAGATGACTTAATGAATTATAGCGCAGAGCAGGATCCTCTGTTCGCAGATGACGCACAACACAAAGGAATGAAGCCACTAAATGAATGGATCCATAATGTTCCAGAAGATGTTCGCAAACATCTAGCCAACATTAGAGGAGATTACACCAGAAAAACACAAGAACTTGCTGCTATGCGTAAAGAAGTTGAAGCAGCCCAGAGGGCTATGGAAGCCCAGAATGATGCTATTACTAATGGTGCTATGGCTAGACAACTGAGAGATGTAGATGAGAATGCTGACTATGATCTATTCGATCCTGAAGGAATGAAGGCAGAGATCCAGCGACAGGCTAAACTTATGCTACGAGACATGATGGCTCCAGCACAGGAAGAACTAGAAGTTAAGCAGCGTAGGATGGCTCTACAGCAGTTTAAGGCAGACAATCCAGAGATTACCGATCCTGCTTATCGTGCCCCTATGATAGAACTGCTAAAGAACCGACCTGAACTAAAGATGGAAGATGCTTTCTACATCGTAAAGGCAAAGGTTGGATCTACTAAACTACAACAGGAGCGTGATGAGATTGCTGCTCGTAAAGCAGAGCGCCGTAGTGTAGTTCGTAAGTCCTCAACAGGCTCACGATCTAATCCATCAGGCACGCCTAAATTTAGTTCTGCTCTCGAAGCTTACAAATTTCATAAGGCTCAACAGACCAAGTAAAAGATTACCAGTTGCCGTTTGCCTTTAAGTCTTCTAGACAAACAAGGTAATCGGCTTCGGTCATCAAGCCCTTTGTTCCATTACACTTGGGACAAGAGACACATAGATTATTTTTATCAGCACCGCCTCCGCGAAGGGGCGGTGTTTTGTGATCTAATTCAAATGTTCTATTACCAAGTTTATCAACTGGTGCTTTACAATAGTAACATTCATCAGGGCTGTTCCAGATTACATCGTAAATAACTTTCCAGTCGTGCTTAATGCCGTGAGAGCGAAAGCCTCTACTTGCTCTGCTCTGCGCTGCCGTTCTCTTCTTCTTCTCCATAGGACACATCTTATCGTAGTGCTCTCTGGTTTTCATCCCTTTCTTGATAGGATTTCTATCACCTTTCTTGGAGCAGGACTTACAGGTTCCATTATGATCCTTCTTGATCCTCTTTACTTGCTGCTCTTTACCACACACCTTGCATTCATAATTAGTCATTTGTTCTCCTCGGCATCGTTGCCTATTACTAACATAACCACCAATAGAGGAAAAGTCAAGTAGTAATAGACTTGACCTCCCCTCTTATTATTAGAAGGGAGGTCATTTTATTATGCCTAAGAAACAAGCCACAGCGTGCAACAAGCCCCGCAGAATTCGTAAAGGGGAAGCAGGGCACGGAAGAAAAAAGAAA